TGCCCGGAGTCGTGCCCGGAGTACCAACCGACTGGTAGATGCTGTTGAACGAGTTGGCAACGTCGGCGTCGATGCTGGAGGCCAACTGGCTGATACGCGGCTTCAGCACGCGCTCGGCAAAGTCGTCCAACTGCATCGTCATTTCGGCGGTCGTAAAGTTGACGCCGATGTGCTTCTGCGAAGCAACCGTCAAGGTCGTGAACTGCTCGTTGTCGTCCTGAACTTGCAGGGCGGCACCGTCGGTCACAAGAGCGCGGTCCGGCAGACGGATACGCAGCGTGGTGCCGATCTTGGCGCCTTCGACAGCGTACGAGTCGTCGTACTGGCGGTTAACGTTACGGGTGATTACAAGGTTGTTCTCAAGAATTTCGAGAGCCTTTCTCGTAATCATATCAATTGTAAGAAGTGTATTAGCCACGAAAGTGTCTCCAAAAAGATGTTAGCGGTTACGCGCTTCCCACTGCTTAATCTGTCGCTGACGCTCGCGCTCGATCCACTCTGACGCACTCATGGCCGCAATGGACCGTGGGTCTGTCGTGTCGTAGACCGGAGCGCCAGTGCCTTTTGCCGTGACAGGCTTAATAGGCGGGGGCGCACTGGTAGTCTTCTTAACCGGGGCAGGACTGTCGGCCATTTTGGCCTCAATCTTCCCGATTTCCTTAGCCTGAAGGAACTGCGGTAAGCGGGAAATGCGCTCGGCTTCCTTCGGATTAGACCCCAGAAAGTAGGCTATATCTGGCCCCAATTCTGACGCCTGAATCGTCTGTGCCATCACAGTCGTGATCGGCAGCGAGTTGTTGTAAGCGACTTGCTCGAAGTCGTCGTACTTGTCACGCGCCGCTTCTTCACGCTCGTGATACGCCTCTAGGAGAGCCATCTGCTCCCGCTCTGCTTCGCGTCGGGCGAGGAGTTCCGTTGCTTTGCGTTCGGCCAGAGCCTCAGCATAAGCCTCGGGGTCTTCGTCTCTGCTAGGCAGTGCGGCTGGCTCAACCGGGGTCGATTGCGCCTTTAGCACCTGCTCTCTTTCCCAACTCTTACGCGCTTTCCTTAGTCTTTTATCAATGACTTTATCCAAATCATCTTGTGTAAAGAGTTTTGGTTCAGTCTTCTCCGGCTCCGCTACCTCGGGGGTAGCATCTACGGTTTCCGGGGCTGCCGTAGCCTCGGGTTCCGACACGGCCTCTGCCGCTACAACTTCAGGGACTACATTTTCGTCCGACATAACCTTCCTTACGGAAACCTGGTGAACCGCACCAGTACGGTTAAACTTTAACTTACAAGTTGCGTCTGTGCAACAACCTTAGTTCGGATAGGTCAGCGACAAGCGGATAAAGTCTTTGACAGATGGCGATGTGTAGGTAAACAAAGCCGGACTGTTATATGTCACAGACCCTGATGTATCACGCAGCAACTCAATGTAGTTTGAGCCTGCGCCGGGAATCTGTACGAACCCTTCGTAAATCGTGCCACCGATATTCATGTAGACGGTGCCGCCAGCGAACAGAATGTCGTTCTTCATTGCGTGGGGCAGGGAGATGCGGATGCCTCCGGTTCCAAGGTCAGTAAGCGCGCCCATATAGAACTCAATCGCAACGGTCGTGGTCGCGCCGCTTCTGGAATATGTTCCAGAGATAACCCCGGGGTTGGGGCCACCGCCAAGAATTAGAATCGACTTTGCTGTGCCGGTTCCAGAGCCAACACCTGTTGCGGTGAACTGGACGCCTACCGTGTTGGATGCCGCGCCGATCAACGTGAAGTCGGTCGTCCCAACTGTGACGATTTCGTAAGTCTTGCCGTTAACAAATGTTCCAGCCGCTTGCGGGGTCGGATCAACAGAGATTACCGGGGTATACGCAAGCCGCCACGAATCCAACAGGTTGCGATTGTTGTTGGCGTTATCAATGATCGGCAGATTGTTGTAACTATTGCCCTGCAACGCGATGTTGTCAGAAGTGGTCTGAATCGTAATCTGCGGCGTGATCGCGCAACTAATGATTGTGTGGTTGTTGCCTTGAATAGTCAGCGCCGTTTGGTTAGCCAGTCGGCAGTTAGTGATCAACGTTGCGCGCGAGTTAAGGCTGTAGAACAAGTCGGCCAAGAAACTGTTTGACACATAAGTGTTGTTGCTAGAACCAAAAGAAAACGAACAGAATCCGTTGGTCTCAATGTGCGAAAACTTGCGCGGATACGCACCAGACTCCACGCTGCCGGTGTCTTGAATAACAATGGCATAGTTGCCCGTTCCGGTTGCGCCGTTGGTCTGCGAGGCAATTAGGTCAAACACGGAACACTGCGCTCCGCCTTGCGCGTAGAAATACAAGCAAGCGGCATTAAAGTCCGTAATGCGGCAGTTGGTAATGATTTGGCGACCAGTGCCGTTGTTGATAAGGACGCCTTGGCCGGTGTACGTGCCGCCTTGGCCGTCAATCCAGAGGCCGGACAAGCCTGAGTAGTTGCCCAGCGTCATCATGTCGCCGTTGAAACCATGCAACAACTTGGAGGTTCCGCGACCAGCGCCATACAACGTGGTGTTATTAGGAACCGCCAACGTTGAAGTAATCTTGTAAGTACCGGGTGGCACGTATACAGCCGTTGAGGCGGCCATTGCAGCCGTAAAAGCAGGTGTATCGTTTGCAACGCCATCACCTACCGCGCCAAAAGACTTGACGTTGGTCATTTGCCCAAAAGCGCTAATAGGCGTTTTTTTAGTGACTCCGCCTTGCACGATAGGCGCTAACTCAGCACCAGTAAGCGGCTGAGTTGCGTTAGGCAGTTGCGAAATCTTAATGGTGGTCATTGTTACTTACTCCAAGGCAACCGCACAAACGAGACAGGCTCTGGCTGGTTATCCACCTGCGCCTGCACCTTGGCCTCGTATTCGTCAGCAGCAGCGCCGAGGGCTTGCTTTACCCATTCCACAGCCTGCTCGTGAGTCACCGAATCCAGCGCCACAAAGGCCGCTGCGTTAGGCGGAAGCAAGTTTACCTCGCCCACCGCGTAACCGTGTTTAGCGCCATCAGACGCCAACACATCAAACGTGCAGCAAACGATCACATCGTTCAAGCCGCCGACGTTAGATGTTTCTATTCGGGTGACTTTCCAAGTAGCCATGATTACTCCTTCGGAACCGCGACCCAGTTACCGGCTGCCTCGTCCCACGAATACATCTCACCGTCAGACGGCATCGGCACCGGAGCCTGCCAGTTGCAGTCAGCATCAAGCGACCACGACGGGTACGGCTTCGGCGGGATGAACGCGTCGAGGCTGGTGTCGTAAGTGTAGCCGATGCCAGCGTAGTGCTTACGGATGTTGCCGTTGTACGAGGTTTGCACCCAAGTACCGCCCAGCAACTTCTCGCAGAACGCGACGCCGATGCTTTCCTTTTCGTTACCGTCAGCGTCCGCCGTGTCCTTGTTGGCAACGACGATCACGCGCTGCACAACGCCGTTTGAATCAAGTTCAGCAAAATGAGCCATGTCTTACTCCTTCAGATGCAATGCGGTCAGGCTGCTTTCGTCTCCAACATAGCCCGCCGGAAAAGTGTTAAACGCTAACGATACCCGATCCTCGCCTTGCACGGTTTCAACCATGTGCGTCAGGCTAGACGGAAACAGCATCAAATCCCCTGCGCCTACCTCAAACCACCACGAGTCGCTGTTGTACACGTTGTAGTTGTCGGTCGGCAGTTTGACCTGCTGGTATCCGTCTTTGTAAAAGTAAATCTTGTCCCGTTCTTTAGCGGCCTTCAGATACAGCACCCCGCTTACAAACGAATTCGGGTGAGCGTGTTTGTGATGGTACTGACCGGGCTTGGTGTAGTTCAGCCACGATTGCGTCAAGCGCAGCGATACGTCGTGTTTCGGTGCGTAGATGGAACGCAGGTACTCGGCCACGCTCTCTTCAGCAAACGCCTTGAGGCTTGCCATCGTGTCATGACGCAATACATAGCGGTCGTCGCTAGTCGTGTTGCCTTGATTGCTGTGCGTCGGCTGCTCGTCTACAAACGCCATTTCGTCAGCGGTGTAGTCGCGGCCAAGTTCAAACTTGGCTACAGCGGTCGGGAAAAGGTTGTAAGTAATCACGCCACCGCCTGTTCAATTTGGCTGACGTAATCATCAAACGCCTTCTGCTGCTCGGGCAACAGGATCGTCGGCACCGCGTCCTCAAGTTCCTTAATCTTTTCAACCGTGAACATGATTTCGTCCCACGACGGTTTGGGTCGCGGGTCATCCCAGCGCGTGATTTCGCGGTTACTGATTTCCCACTTGGCACCGGGACGCAGCAAGTGCATCGCGGTATCTATGCCCATGAGTTGATAGGTTTTCATGTGAAGTTGACCTTAAGAATGACGATGCCGGAACCGCCGGAACCAGAAGTACCGGAGGGGAATGGGCCACCGCCACCACCGCCACCTGTATTGGCTGTCCCAGATGTTGCCGCAGTTAGTGGACTATTCAAGCCTCCGCTTCCTCCACCGCCAAGACCAGCATCAGGAATTGTTCCCGGCGAATTTATGGCTCCGCTACCACCGCCACCATAAGTGACGGACGAGCCAGAAATGGATGAAGCCGTGCCATCGCCACCAAATCCTGCGCCGTCAGTATTGCCTGCCTCTCCAGCACCACCACCGCCGCCGCCAGCAAATGTTCCGCTGCTTGCGCCAGCACCACCATTGTTGCCTTGGCTTGGAGCCGTAGAAGGAGTATTGCCATTGCCACCTGCGGAATTAAGGCCAACACCACCGCCACCGCCGCCTCCGCCAGAGCCGCCGTTAGAGCCAACAGTTGATTGAACACCACCGCCACCGCCGCCAGTTGAAGTGATAGTGCTAAATACTGAATTGCTACCATTTGAACCGGCAGACGATCCTGTTTGACCAGCGCCTCCACCACCAACAGTTATAGCGTATTCAGTTCCGGCAGTAATACTCAATGCTGTGCCGGCGCGGAATCCACCGGCACCACCGCCGCCGCCGTTACTATTTGTAGAGCCACCAGCACCACCCCCACCACCACCCGCTACAACGAGGTAGTCAACGCTCACCGCGCCAGCAGGGGCAGTCCACTTCTGCGTGGACTTGAAGGTGAAGATCGAGGCAGAGCCGATGTTGTACTTGAGAATGACGATGCCGGAACCGCCGGATGCGCCAACGCCATTTGACGGAGCGTTATAACCGCCACCGCCTCCGCCACCGCCTGTGTTGACCGTACCAGCAGAGCCGTTGTTATTGCCAACGCCGCCGCCATTACCGCCGCCACCAGAACCGCCTGTGCCGCCGGTATTATTTGGGGCAGAAAGACGGCTATCACCACCGCCACCACCGCCGCCAGCGTAGGTTACTGAACCGCCAGAAATAGACGAGGCCGTACCAGCGCCGCCTGCCCCGCCGGGGCCGCTTGATGACGTAGCAGGAGCAGCAGCACTTGCGCCGCCACCGCCACCACAAGGAACGCCGGTAGAGACAAAGTTTGCAGCAGCGCCATTGTTTCCTTGAGAGGGGGCAACAGATGGAGTGTTACCGTTGCCACCTGCTCCATTCAATCCATTTCCACGCCCGCCACCACCGCCGGAGCCTCCATTTCCACCGTCAGTAACGCTAGAAGATGCTGGATCAGACCATGATCCGCCTCCGCCGCCGCCGGTAGAAGTAATCGTGCTAAATATTGAATCGTTGCCAGCGGAGCCTCTAACAGCAGAACTTGCGCCGTTTCCACCAGCGCCAACAGTTACCGCGTAGTCCGTGCCAGCAGTAACACTTAATCCTGTGCCAGTACGGAAACCACCAGCACCACCACCGCCGCCATGCAAATTTCCACCTCCACCACCGCCCGCAACGACAAGGTACTCAACCTCGCTCACACCGCTCGGGCAAGTCCATGTGCCGGTAGAGGTAAAGGTCGCTACGACAGACTGTACGGGTACGGTGTATTTGAGAATGACGATGCCAGAGCCGCCTGCGCCGCCAGTTTTGTTGACGAAGCCGGGAGCGGCAGTCTGTCCACCGCCACCACCACCGCCTCCAGTATTAACCGTACCAGCGGTGCCATTATCAATAGGTTGGCCTGCTCCACCACCGCCAGAGCCGCCATTACCGCCCGTGCCGCCGCCCTGCCCTGCTCCACCGCCGCCACCCGCGTATGTTGCAGATGCTCCAGAAATTGACGAAGCCGTACCGTCACCGCCATTGCCGCCGTTGGTTGAAGTGCCGCCAGAACCTACAGCAGACGCCCCGCCGCCGCCGCCCGCTCCATAGTTCGGAGCAGACGCCGATCCTGCGCCGCCGTTTGATCCCTGCGACGGGGCCGTGGACGGAGTATTCCCAGACCCACCGGGAGCAGACGTAAATGTACTTGGCGAAGTAAAACTGTATGCACCACCACCGCCAGAACCGCCGTTTGCTCCAGTTGAGTTTGGCGCGGTATTGCTTGACCCGCCGCCGCCGCCACCTGTGCTGGTGATAGTGCTAAATACGGAATCGTTCCCGCTGACGCCGCGAGTGTTGAACGACGATCCAGCGCCGCCGCCGCCAACCGTGATGCTGTAGTTTGTTCCGGCAGTTACAGACAACCCTGTACCGGTGCGGAAACCACCAGCGCCGCCGCCTGCACCAGAAAGACCACCACCCCCACCCCCACCCGCAACGACAAGGTATTCCACCTGCGTCACGCCAGTCGGCGCAGTCCAGTTACCGGATGCGGTGAAGATTTTGTATTCGGTAAACGCTCCGCCGCCTGCAACCTTGGCGGCGAGCAGCAAACTCATAATGCCCGACATGGCTTAACTCACGTTGCCGTTGATAACGCAGACCGTACCAGAGAGGAACAGTATCGTCGCCACACCCCGCGTTGCCAAAGTCACACTCGCCTTATCCGCATCTGTACCCGCGATATACGCCGTCGTAATCGTGCAGGTAATCGTCACGTTGCCCGAGGTGTTGTTGAAGATCGACACCACATCGCCAGCGGCAAACGTCGCATCAGGAATCGTGATAGAGCCCGACGCACCCACGCCTACAAACTTACCGACATCGCCAACCGCAAGGCTGTACGAAGTCGTCTTGTCGCTACCCGACTGCGGGATGTTGCGGAAACCGACCGTCATCGTCTCTGCCGGGAACGTCACCGTATTGGTGCCAGCCGCAGCAGGAACCGCAAACGTGATGGTGCCGGACGTGGAGCCGGTCATCTTCAAGTCGCCAGAGGCAAGCGTCTGCGCGGCAGTAAACGTGTTGGCCGTGCTAGTGACCAGCGTCAGCAGGTTTGTGCCAGTAAGTTTGTAGTTGGCGCCCGAGCGTGCAATGACGTACTCGTCCGTGCCCACTGCCGGTGCGCCAGAACTTAATGCGCTTATCTTGGTATCAGCCATAATTTACTCCAATTCTATTTTGCTGTCGTCTTCGAGCAGCACAAACGAGTCGTCTTCTAATAAAAGGTAACTAGCCGCAGGTGGTGCGGCACCAGCAGGCGGAACCCCTAACGCAATAATTGACCCAAGCCCAAGGGCTAGGCCATTTGCGGGGGCAATGCCGTAAAAAGTGGTCATTAGTTGCCACTAATCGGCTTGGCGTACACGTTGCCACCAGAGGCAACCTGAATCGCCGATACGCGCCACGGAGCGCCCGTACCTTTCGGCACAATGAACGGCACCGGAACGTTAGCCGGGATCGGCGTGCTGCTGGTAGTAGCGGTCGCGCCCTCGCCAACGGCGATATAAGCGGCGGTCGTGGCCCACACCACAACACCCTCGACGCCAGCGTCCCAAGTGCCTGTAGACCCGGCAGTCCCCGTATAAGAGGCAGTCTTGGCCGGGAACAGACTGTCGTTCAGCGGGTTAAGTAATTGCATTGTCTATACCTCAAGCCAAGAAACGAAGCCGATATAAAGTTGAAAGATATAAAGCGACAATCTCGTCAATAATGTTCTGAATTGCCGTTTCTTCCTTGTCGCAGAACTTGTAGCGGTTAGCCTCAATCTCGGCCAACTGGTCCTGCAAAAACTCAATGACGTTGCTCGTCTTTTTAGCCGACTGAAGCGAGATAGGGCCGATCAAACCGTGACGACCCTGATAAGCCTCCGCGAAGTCGTCTGCCAGCCCCACGACGCTCTCGTAAAACTTACCGAGCGCCTTGTGCTTGGCATACGAGCGGGTGTTCAAATGCACGGAATGGGTCACATCCCGCGCTAGGAACAACATACCTACGAAATCAGCCGGTTTCATGCCATACCCTCGCCCATCATCGGAGCCTCACGAGGCGCCTCTGGGGGCATTAAATCACCTGTTGACATCATACCCGAAATTGTGCCCATCACGATGTCTTGAATCTGCTCTTCGTTCAGGCCGGACTGCACAGCACTAATACGCTTAGTTTCGGCGTCATACGCCTTAATCTGCGCTTCCTGCTCTTTAATCCGCAGTTCCGTGGCTTCCATGGACTGCGAGACGTTCTGAAGCATTTGGAACATCTGATCCATTTCAGCGCCCATCGCCTCAATCTGCTGGTTAGCAGCCTGCAACGCTGGGTCTTCGTCAGGATCGGAGAGCAACTTCGGATCAATCGTCTTAGCAAGACGCTTGGCAATTTCCTGCGCTCCCGGCCAATCCATGTTCTTGACAAACAGGTCGCCCGCCACGCCCCAAAGGTTCGGGTTGGCTTGGAGAATCTGCGACATCGCGTCCATCGCCTCTTGGCGCTTGGTCAGGTAGGACGGGCCAGTTGTCACCGCTACGTCGTACTTACCGACAGACGGGTTGTAGATTTTCTCAATGACAATGCCAGCCTGATCCATGATCTTACGGACAGGCTCTTGCTGCATCGGGTCGATACGCACCGTACCCGTCTCACCGTCAATGCCGATGATTCGTGCAATACGCTGGGTATCGTAAATCTTCGGAATTAAGTCCACGAGTTGACGCGTGACGTAGCGGATAGCGCGGGCAAGGTTATCTACGTAATGATATGACCCCGTATCGCCCTGACGTTCACGCGCCAATATGGCCCGA